GACTTCTTTGTTCCGATCAACAATAGCTTTATCTATTATGTCTGATATATCTTGTTCTAGCATTTTAAAATGGGATCTCGTCTTCATCGAATATGTCTGTGTTTGGATTAAGGTCGAGAATGCCATTATTGACTCCATTAGCTGATTTGATGGCATCGATTATGGCAAGTGCCTCGTCTCGTGTCAAATCTTGTAATTTTTTATCCCAACCTATTTTTGCAAATTGTTCGGAAAGAACCTTTAATGTATCGTGTCCGTTCCTGTTACCATGTTCGTCCATCTTTTTTCTCCTTCTTCCATTACCATAAAATCAAAATAATGACTGACACCTAAAAATTCAGCCACTATTGTACCACCTAACAACTCATCATCTGTGTCATCAATAGTCTTTGCAATATACGCATCAATGTGATCCAAGACATGATCATTGTCGTCCTCTAAAAAAATAGGTATAACTATCTTGCCCTCACGAATATACTCCACTTTACTCTTAGACTTCATGTTGAGTTGATAATTCACGTTAATTTTTGCCACTTTTACCCTCTGCCCACAACGCTGCATATCCTATTACATCTATTGGATTGTCCATATTCTTTGGATTCTGAGAGTCCCGAACAAGTTTTTGCACTATACAAAATTTATATATGTCATCATAAGTAAGTTCTGCTTTTAATTTGTGTCTCCATAATACATTCATAATCTTTGCTATTGACTCATGTGTATCTCTTGCATCTCCATGTGTTCTAGCTCTAGCTCCATTGATTAATTGTTCGGCTTTTTGTAAAGCTTCACTACGCTGCATTGTCATCTCCTTCGTAATAATCTAAAACTCTGCCATCTATTTCTTTTTTGTTCCACAAGTAATTTAACCAACAAGCAGCTTTATACTTACTGAAACTAAGATCTAACTGACTTACAATCTTGTTTTCTCTCGCTAAAGCTTCTCTTTGTCTATCTGTCATAGCTTGATTCAGCCACCTTTTACCTTTCTTAGCTCCGTCACTATCTTCTATTTCCCTTAAAAAATCATCAGCAGAAGCCAAAGCTTGTTCTTTAGTGCCAACACCAACAACTCTAAGTTTACCTCTTGTACGCTTAACTAAGGCTACGGAAACATCATCTAAATGTGCAACTAAACCAAAACCATTAAATCCACTAGCTGACATGCACCTGCCATTGTTAAATAAATCAATCCATCTAAATGGCGACCTGTCGATAAGATCAACCTCTGTCATCTCAAATGTTTCAAGCATTTCCTTTGCCTGCATCTCGATCTCATGTCCACACATAGGACATACACGAACACTCAATGGTATAAGACATTTACAATTAGGGCATATCTTCTCAGGTCCTGATCCTTGCTGCATTTTATCTTTGCCATCAAGGTCAACACCCTCATCCAAAGATCCATGTGTCAATACACTCGTGCCAAAGTCTAATACGATACAATCTTTTTTTATTATGCCAGGATGTGTCTCAGGATCTATTGTTCGCAAACCACGACCAATCATTTGCACCATTGTTGATTTGTATGAGCATGGTCTTGTAAGCACAATACAACTCACAGGTGGTGCATCAAAACCTTCTGTTAATACTGCAACATTAACCACAACTTGAACATCGCCATGTTCCAGATCATGTAATATTTGCTTTCGCTCTTCCGATGGTGTCTCACCTGTGACAATTTCTGCACGGATTTTAGATCTTCTAAACTCATCACATAAATCATGTGCATGAACCACTGTGCTACAGAATATAACTGTTTTTCTGTTTCCTGCTTTTTCTTGCCACTCTTCAACAATCTTCTCGTTGATTGCACGTTTGTTCATGATCTGCTCGACCTGTCCCATGTCAAAATCCGACACAGTTTTACGAACATTTTGTAAATCTTTTTGTACTCCAACATCAATTACAAATGTCTTTGGTGGCACAAGAAAACCCTCTCGTATGAGATTAGCTATCTCGATCTGATGTGAGCAGTTGTTGAACACACCTTTCAAACCTTTTCTATCTCCACGATTAGGTGTAGCAGTAAAGCCAACAATCTCTACTGACTCATTGGCTTCTTTAACTTTATTAATAATTCTGATGTATGTGTCTGCTATGGCATGGTGACTTTCGTCTATCACCATCATGTCTACTTTGGACATATTAGCTAAATTGTTCGGTCTCGATAGTGTCTGCACCATACTAAATACTGTACTACCATCCCAGTTTTTTTCTGAAGCATCTACGATAGATGTAGATATTTTTGGATTAACACGAGAAAATTTGTTTTTGTTCTGTCCTACAAGTTCATCCCGATGTTGCAGGACTAAAATCTTTTTGCCTTTTTTGTATCGTTTGCCAATCAATGCAGATAGCATAATTGTTTTACCAGCACCAGTTGGTGCTACGACTATTGTGTTTTTGTGTTTGTCAAGTGCATCAGAAGCATCTTGTACTGCTATCTCTTGGTATGGTCTTAAAATCATTTGTCTCTCATTGGCTATAAAAGGTGGGTAGTTTTAGGGCATCGCACTACCCAAGCGACTTGCAAGTAGACTAAGGTCAGTTAGCCCTTGCTATGCTTTCCATCATTACTTCGCCCAACTAGGTACTGCATTACTATTATTAGTAGGTGCAGGCGATGGAGTAACAGGTGCAGAACCACCACCACTTGGTATGTAACCTTCCATACCTTGTGTCATTACAATTCTGCATTTATTCTTATCAGCATATTGTGGATCGTTTGATTTCTCAATCCCAATCTTAACACAAACATTCATGCCATTGATAGAAGCAACTCCACCTTTTTGCATATCTATTTGTCTTATTGCTTGAGCCTGTGGCGAAGCATCCATTGCAGAAATATCATTATGACTTTCTACTACTGCTTTCAACCATTGCAATCCAATCTTTTTAGACTTAGATACACCACTATCATCTTTGGCATCGCCATCAAAAAAATGATTAGTCCAAAATTTACGTTTATCAAATTGACCACCAATTATGGTGTATTCAACTTCAAGCCACTTAGCTGATGTAGTTTGCGATGCCTTAAATATAGGTGTATTACTAAATTCAGGCATTGTTACTGCATTAGGTTTGATAGTAATAATCGCTCTTGCGATAGTGCCATCAGGAATAAGTTCAAAATCAGAACCACCCCCATTTTCAATATTATTTAAATCAATCACTGTACTTCCCCTTTCTGTGTTGGTTGTGATTGAGGATCAACAAATGTTAAATCCTTTTTCTGCTCTGATCCGTTTAGCTTATTAATTAATTTGCCAAGATGTGGCTCTTCAACTACATCAAGCTTACCTGATCTGTCTTTAGCTGGGTAACCCCATTCATTAAGAGTCTGACAAACAAAAGCTCTGTATGGTTGCACACCATCTGCACCACCCATTACTGTCATTGTAATAACTTCATCAACAATGCCAGGTAGTTCTCTTGCAGTTTTAGACCCTTCGATTTGTAACTCGTAGTTGGTACGACCATAGTCATCTATCTTAGAGTCAAGTATGCCAACTAAAATAACATTCTTATCTCTAATATGTTGCAGATGTGTAAGCCATCCCATCATCTCTCTTCCGTGCATACCATAGGCAGCTCTAGTATCAACTTTACCAGACCTTTCTATGACATTATCAGGATGAGACATACAGTATTGAAAGCACAAACGCCCTGCAACTGTAATACTATCTACAAATATAGTATCGTACTTGTGCATTTGGACTAATTTGTCGCCAAACTCCTGCATTACTCTCTCATAATGAATATGATCATAAGGCTCTCTTGACAAAGATGGATTAACACCACCAATGTAGCAAACAAAATCACGACACTCTTGCCATGTCTTTGGTCTAATTACATCAATTGGAAAATCCTTAATTGCAGTATCGCCTGCCTCAAGGTCAATAAACAAAGTCTTATCAGGATCAAGAGTGCGAGCAAGAGTTGTCTTGCCCACACCACTTTGACCACAGATGACCATTTTATGACCTCTTTTTTCTGCCATACGTTGTTCGGCAGTTATTATTTCTAAAGCCAATTAAGCCTCCTCTGGTTGTACAAGATCAATATTTATTGTTCCTTGCTCGACAGTTCTCGCTGGCTGAAGCTTTTCAATAATAGCTGGAGGAGCATTTGTATATTTTCGCTCTTCCACGGCATATGTTACTTTTGCATAATGCCTTGCATCTTCAGGGTCCATACTATCGAAAGCATTTCGCAATGCCTGCTGATCCCATGTTACTTTTTTATTAATGGAAACCTTAACTTTATCTTCTTGTTCAGAAAATATAGTAGTTGTACCAAAGTCTTTACCTTGTCTCTGTAAATCTTTATGAGCATCGTTAAAGAACCTTGCTGACAAAAGACTATTAAGTTCTTCCATCTTCTTTTTTTGTCGATCAATCTCCTGCTTTAACAAGATCTTCTCCTGTAAAAGCTGCTGATCGTTCATGTCATAGAAATTCTGTGCCATACTAACCTCACTTTCGTTAAAATTTCTACTTGCAAGTCTAAATATAGACATCATTACATACATGTCAATACCTAAACTATCATTTTTTTTATTTTTTTACTTGCAATATAAATATTTTGTATTATGTATTGTAGTAATGATTGCAAAAGCAATTAAAAAATCCAATCAGTCAATGGAGGAAAAATTGGACAAAGACGATAAAAAAACTAAGAAAGATAAGAATAAAATTCATATTACTACTGATTACAATTTGTTTACTTATCTTATTGGTAATAGAGATATAGTTGATAAACATGTCAAAGATTTATCTTCTCAAATAGATGAGAGAGATCTAAATATCCCTATTATTGTTAACGAAAAAATGGAAGTATGTGATGGTCAACATAGACTTGAAGCTTACAAAATTTTAGGATTGCCAGTTCATTATATAATAAAAGAAGGTTTAACTCTTCAAGATATTAGAAAGTTAAACTCTGTTAATCGTAAATGGACAATGCACGAATATATGATGTCTCATTTTAAGTTGGATGCAGAGCATTATATAACCTTAGAATGGTTTGTTAGAGCTTTCGGTTTTAGTGTATCAGACTCACTTGCTATGCTAAATGGTAAAGGTTACTTAGATCAACACGATTATCGTGAGTTTCGTGAGGGTGGTTTTAAAGTACATGACTTAGAAAAAGCAAAAGAAATAGCCAATGCCATTATATGGATAGGTAATTACTTTGATAAATGGAAAAAGGGTAACTTTATTCGTGCTATGATTTCAGTTATGAATGATAAGTCCTTTGTGTGGTCAATATTTAAAAGAAGGGTAGAAAACTTTTCTGCTAAATTGACTAATCAGGGTAGTAGAGATGACTTTATTATAATGATTGAAAGACTTTATAATTTCAAAACTAGTCCTGATAAAAGAATAAGACTAAAGATTTATGGCAAAAGGTCGTAATTGGTATGGTAATTGCAAAATTACCATATCAGGATGATTTGCCACTACCATTGAGAAGATGAGTAAAAAAATTCTTGATATAAGGCTTATACAGAGGGGGTAAAGACCCCCTCTAGTATGATTGTACCTGGAAATTATCGTTTATTTTTGTAAGAAAGATGTATTTCTATACCATGTATAGCTTTCATCATTTTCTTTTTTAATTTAAATTCAGGTGTTAAAATACCTTTTGCATCCTCAATAATTAGTTTAGAAAATCCATCCTCTTCCTGCTGCAGGTATCTAAAATCAGCAATGTAATCACAAATTTTAATATCATTAATAGTTAAATCGTATTTGATTTGACGTTCTAATTCAGTAACAACACCAGCTCTCTCCATAGCTTTTAACTGTCCCCATCTTTCTGCCTCCCACTTCGAATCAAATTTTAAACCAAAAGCTAATGTCTTTTTTGCAAAATACTTATTGTTGCTTGTTCTGTTTTTTTTGGGTATAAATGGGTATCTATGAGTCATGGAGGTAGTATAATGACAGATACAACAAAATTCAAGTCGGTTGGTTTAGATGTTAAAAGTTATAATAAGTTAATTAAAATATGTGATCATCAAAGAAGAAACATAAGACAACAACTTGGTCTTTTTATAGATCAAGAGTTTGAGAAAGAAGAATATAATAAATACAAAAGTAAAGTTACTAGTCTAGGGTTAGGTGCTATCAACAGCATTCATACGAGAGATTAGTCTCTCTGCACGTTTAGGAACTTGCGTTCTCCATTTCGAATCGTGCATCTGATTTGCACATTCTTTCCAGTTTCTTTCAGCCACAGCTTTACAAAGTTTTTTAAATTTAGACAATCTTGGTCTGCCCAGGTTAAACATCATATTAGCTAAGATCTGCTGCACTTCTTCTGGCAGATCATTAAAGTTACCGAATAATTGTTCGCACTCTTCTATTGTCACCTGGACATCTTTATCAAACAATTCGTTAACACGTTCTTCTGATACTGGCGTTCCAACTGGTTTACCATACTCTTCATCCCATTCAGTAACCAAATGTCCTATGCCCACTGTAGCCAGATTTAAATGATCAAGATAGACACTTTTGACGCAGCCCTCGTCAATTTTGAGAGTTTCTCTTAACTGTTCTAAATTCACGGAGTTCCCCTTGTTCTTTGTGCTATTGCTATGTTTTGTGGACTAAGACCTAGGGAAAAAGCATTAGCTGGATTAGATATGTTTATACCAGCAAGTTGAGTTCCTGCTGCTGGTGGATTTATATTAGGAGCTGATGCAGTTATTCCTCTTGCTTGATTTACTCCTGCTCTTGCTTGGTTTATAGCTGGTCCTATCTGTTGAGTTACATTTCTTATTTGATTTTTTACACCAGAGCTTTCTAAAACAGCATCAATTTGACTTTCTGCTTCATTTACAGCGTTATCAATTGTTTGACCAGTTGATTGACTTAAAGCTTTGCCGATTATAGATCCAAGACTTTTTGCTCTCTCATTAGGTCTCTTGAATTGTTTTAGAGTTATACCATTATATTGAGATATGATGTCATCATAGTAGCTTTGTGATAACATTCTGTTACCTAATATTGTAAACTTTGCAAGCTTACCTAAGTTTTGAAATGGTGATGCAGCTATATTCGCTGCAACAAGATCTCCACCTTCTGCTGCTCTTGCATTGAATTTAAGTATTTTACCGAACTTTTCCATGCTTTCACCAACACCACCAGGAAAAATTGTTCGGAGTTTACCATCTGCTGCAGCGTCTAAAATTCTATCTGCAAAAGCATTTAACGACTTTCCATCTGTCATTACAGACTCACCAAAGTCATCAATCATACTATTTATATAATAAGCTCTAATTTTTTGTAATCCAGCATCATCTTGATTTCTAGCAAAATAATTTATTATTGGTTTGATTTCAGAGTTTTTAGTTTGTTTTTGTACTAAAAATCTTGAAGCTTCTAATGGATCTAAATCTAATGTTTCGTCTTGTAACTTATTTATAATTCTATTTTTCTGTTCTCTAGCTAATATTTTTTGAGTTTCAGAAAGTCCTCGCAGTTTAGTAAGTAAACCCTCCATACTTTCAGTGCCACCAACTGCATCTCTGTATTGATCTAAAACACCTCTGGCTTGCAGACCTGATATTTTTACGCCACCTATCTCATCTGCTAACTTTAATATTTCATTTGTTTTGTCACCAAATAATTCTCTTGCTGTTGTGCCAAGACCTTTTACAGCCATCGCAAACTTAGTGCCATTAAAGTCTTTAACATTTTTAAAGTTCTTTATGCCTGAAGTTTCTATAGCGTCTTCTAAAAACTGATTGGCTGCTCTCGCAGTAAATTCATCTGCAACTTCATCTCCAGATCTACCAGCTCTGCCACCAAACTCTCTTAAAAAATCTGTCGCTCTTTTAAGAAATTGTGGGTTGTTTGGTTTTATAATATTTTTATAAATGTCGATATTCATAGGTGCTTTGTCAAGCTCACCTGGCATAGTTCTATATCTACTTAAATTTTTAATTGCTTGTGAAGCGTAAAGATCTTCTAAAATACTTTTACCCTCAAAAAATTCAGCTTGTGCTCCTCTAAGTGTTTCACCAGCTCTTTTAAACTTATCGACAGATACTCCTATATTGCCCAGTCTTCCAGATAAATCTCTAAAAAGATCACTGTTTTCATCACCCATTTGTTTAAACATATTGTCAACTTCATCTAATAAACCTGAACCATTTACGTTTGTAAGTTCTTGTTTTACAGTATCATTTGAACTCATTCTCAAATCGCTAAGAGTTTTTCTTAAATTGTAAAGTTGATTAAATGATATATCTTTTTTCAATCCATCATCTAACTTTCCACCAATTGATTCAAAAGAATCTATTATGTTTTGAAAAGCTTTACCATCAGGATCTCTTGCAGCTATTTGTGGAGCATAATCACTTTTAATTCTTTTAAGATGATTTGCAAAATTATTAATAAACAT